ACCGCGAATACACCCAAACACCCGACGGGCTGCGGAGGTAGGTAACCGCGAAAAACCGTTGTTCCACGTGCACCTAGTCCTTGAGATTCTAAGTGTATTGCTATATCTTCGGTAACGCTTTTTCCCATTTTCTATCTCCTCCTGATGAACGCTGTACGGACGGCATTCCCTAAAACCTTCTCGAGGTTCGCAACGTGCTTTTCCAACGCTCTTTGAAGGTACTTCGGTCCCCCTCCACGAGGGTGTTGCAGATCAGTCCGTTCATGTTGTATTACCGCGTATGGTGTATTGAACGAGATCAGTATTTCTTTTACATCTGTTTTCGGCACTTTCTTCGGAATGTAGTAATCGAAAAAGTCCCTTCCTGTATAACTCTTCCCACCCCCAGCAGCTTCAAACACTGTTGGCATTGGAGGCCTTCTGTTTATTGTGATAGTACTTGACCGTATGAGTGTACCTGTTTTTCTTGGAGCCGTGCTCCGCGCGTCTCGGAGAATCGATTTTGCCTTTTCAACTGTTGCCCAAAATAATGCTTCATTCATTACGTGTTCCGCTTTTGTGCCTTCCCATATCAAAGATACTGTTGGACGCTTTCTGCGGTATTTTGCCTCTATTCCCTTTGCCATTATGCGACCCACACTTTCAAGAACACTGGAGCTCCTGTTTCATCGCGGTTAACACTTACTTTCACAACTCTAAAAATTCTAAGTCCGATTTCGATTTGCTGTCCGACTTCAATGTTGTAATCTGCACTCATGTAGAGGTAGGCAGTGGTAAGGAACTCTTCTTTTTGATCGCCTCGGATCCACTCGGACCCTTCTATGAAGCGGCAAGGCACGTTCTCATACAATACGCTGTATGACGGGCCTGTTTCACCCCAGGTAGGTGATCTAATCGTACTTAGAGTTTGAGTAAAAAACTTTTCTATACCTGTCTTTAAGGTAAAGCTCATAATGTTTTCACCCACCGCCGCAGAGCTTGGTCCTCAGTAAAGGTACGTCCGAGTGAATCAGTTCCGCTTGGAGACGAAAGAATCGGGCGTGACACAACAAAGTGCTTCAGGAGCTCATCTACCTTCGGATTCCCTGTAGTACGACTGCTCCCGCCGCTGCGTGCTCGCTTGTACGAGTAGTCACCAAGCTTTTCGGATTCAATAAAACTCTTATCCACACGTGTTGGGTCTTGCTGATCTTTTACTAATTCGACAACTGCTTCTTTAACCACTTCAGGCACTTCACTGTAACGCCCCCACTCGCCGGTAACTGAAATGTTTTTAAAACCGTGTGGAAACACAGCATCTCCGCAATAAAGAGCATACCCACTGGTTTTAAAAGTGTATGTGTTCGTAACGTCTTCGTTGTTTATTTCTATCACGGTTAGTGATGTCAACCAGTCAGGTAGCAGCAACAGTTGTGTTCCGCTCCCACTAATTACAATTACTTTCGTATAGCGGTCGAAGTGGGTACGAGTGTACTGTTCGATGAGTTCCTGCGCATACTGTCCATAACGAGTTAGCTCCGCATCCGTTCCGTCAATTCCCCGTGCTCTCAATTCTTCGGGTGTTAGGTACATTTGTACCACCTCTTACTTTAAAAAGCCCCGTCTTGAGTAGGCGGTTAGCTAAATTATAATTTACCGCTTGTGATTTCCCTTTGAAAAATACGGGACCTCTTAAAAGACGATAGGTCAGACCATCAACCAGCTCAATCGTCATAAGATCTTTGCTGGTTGATGGTACATCTGTTACAACTTTAGTTGCTACAACTGCTTTCTTGGATTCTGACATGTTTTAAGTTCCTCCTTACCCCCTAGAAGCTACGAGACCATATACTTCAAGGAAGGTTTCGGTATCATCGTCACCTGCACTTACAGTTGCCTTTATCGTGTTTTTCGCTTCGAGTAAAGCACCAAATGTTGCTTCGGTATCATCTACCGAAACCGTCACACCGTCGTTACCGGAGAGGTTGACAGAGTGCTCGTCAACATATACTCCCGTTACTTTTGTGGTTGACGCCGGATCAACAACAATTTTCTTCAAGAGGAAAAGTTTTCCTTCGTCAACTTCGACTGCAACTTCGCCTGTACCTGCACTGACCGCAGCTGTTGCTTTCTCATAAAGTGGCCTCTTGAGGAGTCCCTCCACTAAAATTTCATTATGGGTACCTCTTGGTAACATCGTTCTTCACCCCTTTCACTTATTAAGCCAAACCGACATTATTGGCTCTAACTACAGCATCTTTATCCTCAATAACAAAGTCTACTTGGGTGTAGGTTGTGTTCTCCCACGCATCTTTTCTTGGACGGAACTCCCAGTGTACAGTGATCTCACGGAAAATAATCATAATGAAGTTTTTCGGGAACGTTAGCCAAATGAAAGTCTGATTGTTGTTTGTCCCAAGAGTTTCTGGGATCATAGGTACAGCGACAACTGGAATTCCGTACACAGTGACTGGTGCCCTACCCGACAAAGCGTTATCACCTAGAGCAGTAGCTCTCTCAGATAAAGAATCAACGAAGTCTTGGTAAATAGTGGGACTTACGAAGAATCTTAAATCGCTGTAGGCTTGGCGATATTTTGTGGGTAGTGCTTTGATCATACTGGAGAATAGTTCTTTTGAAACAGGTGCTCCACCTACATCGACATAATGACAACCACTGTCAGTCTGTACGTACCAACCATCTAACCTCTTCAACAATCTACCAAGGACAGTGTTGTCACTTGCATAAGTTGTAGTGTCACCTTGAATTGCGAGTAGTTCAAGGTCAGTAGCAATTCTTTTTGCGAAACTCTCCATAATGGTTTCGCGGAAGTTCTCACCCTCAATGTTCTCTTCTAAAGCTTCCGTTGAAAGGTCGAATGCAGAACGTACCTTCTTTACGGTATATTCAACCTTTGAGAATGCGGGATTGTAAGTATTCCCAGTATCAGCGTTTTCGGCTGCGGATTCAGTTACAGGCTGTCCGATATTAAGTTTGTCGATTTCGCCTCTTGGTTTAGCACGTCTTTCTGTCCGGACTAACTTTAACATAATAGATTCGTCAACTGTAAGATCGACAAAGCGATCGAATTGCTCTGGCAGCATCAAACCGCCCGCGCCTAATTCTGCGGTAGTAACCTTTTGAATGAGTTTATGATTGTCCACTAAAAGACACCTCCTTTAAGTTTTGCTTTAATTAGAACGGTAAGATACCCTTCCAAAAATCTGATGCGGAACTACGTTTCTGCGTTTTGTCATCTGGTAGAATACGCTGAGAAATCGCAAGTGTCTTTTCAAGTACGTTTACACGAGAATCAAGACCCTCAACTGCTTTTTTAACGGCAGCAGTGATAGTTTCTTCAAATTCTTTGAGCTTCTTCTCAATACCGAGGTCTTCAACTACCTTCGCGGAAAGTTCCTTTGTGTCGATTCCGTTTTCGCTGCTGCCTTGGTCTTTCGCTTTGGCAGTAAGGACCTCTTCAACTTTAGTGGAGAGAGCTTCCTCAATCTTGGACGTTGCGACTTCCTCAACTTTAGAAGTGATAACTTTCCCAACCTCAGTGGTCAAAGTTTCTTTGACTTTCGAAGTTACTTGCTCGATGACCTTGTCCAAGAGATCTTCACTTGCAGTTACAGGTGCAGGGTAAGGATACCCATAAGGTGCTTGATAACCATAAGGTTTTGGATAACCATAACCATAAGGTCTTGGGTACCCGCTGGCTTTGATTTTCTCTAACAGTGCAATTACCTCGTCTATTGTTTCGATCATATCTTTGGGCAATCCCTCTATCCCTTTCAGTTCCTCTAAGAGGGCGATAGCGTCCTTAACAGTAACCTTATTAACGTCCTCAATAGGTGCCTTAGCTCCTTGTTCAAAAACAGTGTACAATCCTTCACTTAAGTCTTTTAAGATTTTGCGTTTTTCGAAAGGAACATCTACCGTTAGGGCAAGTTCTCTCAAAAATTCCGCAGCCATTGGGATTGGCATTAAAGACTTATTCACTTTGTCTCCTCCTTCCCGTTTAATTACTGAAAACGACCTTCTAATAGCGGGGCTGTCAACCAAGCTCACTTCTTCGATTTCCAAATCAAATAAGCGTGTCGTCAAATTTTTTCGTCACCTCCTTTTTAAGGTATGTGTGATCCATTTCTACCCTTTTAAAGGTAGCTATGATTCAACTCGTTTGCCTTTACCCGCAATGCTAAAGCCGATAATCTTACCTTCCTTAATCATGGTCCAAACCTCGTCATCGTATACTTTAACTGTCATAATCCATGATCCTTTTGTTATGTGCTGCTTTCCAAGAGGAATGTCTACAGGTGCAATGTAATTTTCAATCAGTTTAAATCGCCTATCAAATTCTTTATGCATAAATCCTAGTTTGCCTGAGTTCTCCATAAATTTGACCATTGCCGTCTCGATATCCTCTAAGGTTTCCCAGTCTCCCTGGGCATCTACCTTGAAAGGCTCCAAAACTACGCCGGTAACTAGGCGTTTTTCTTCATTAATCTTGCAAAATTCAACAATGTTCCGTTTTTGAACTAAGTTACTCACTAACTCACCACCTACCTCTATCTGTTGGTTCGCTCCGATCCCTTCAAGAAATTCTTTTGCATCTTCTTTTGTCCACAGTTTAGGGTCGAAAAGGTAAGCAATAACCCCTTTTTCCTTGGTACCCTCTCCTGTAGGGTCAGGTATCGGTTCTATGAATTCACCGGTCACTTCGTAGATTCCATTGTAACCTTCTAAAGCGAAAACCTTTAAAGATTGCGGTTGCACGTTGTCAAGCGAGACTTGTTGTGCGACTAGAAAGTCGTTACTAAGAATCTCTCTTCTAAATTTATTATACTCTATTTTTCGTATTTTTTTCCATGAGAATCCAAGTTTTTTTAAAGCTTCTAATGTATCTCCATTCCAAATCATATTTACCTTCTCACGACGGGCTTTTTCTTCCTCCTTCTCTTTGTCATGCGTTGTGATGTAGGGGGCTTGATTGAGTGGTCTGTTCGTAATCCAAGCAAACCGACCGATATCTTCAAAGGGTCCGGTAATTAATTGTACACCCCAACGACCGTTAAGTTTTTTGAGTTTAGGCTCGTCGAAGAACAAGAAGTACTCGTGGTAGTCACTTTTTTGTACACCTGCAACGTACTGACCTCTTCCCATGTAGTCGTAGCGAGCTCCTGCACCGGGCGTAGCACCGACTTCTCGTGGTTCAAGCTCAATTATGGGCTTCTCTGGTGTAACGTAAGTAATCCACTCTTCAGGCTGAACGCTCTTACGTTGTGTAAGGATGTTCTCAATACCCTTGCCGTGTTCTGCTTCGACTTTATATTCAGTAAACTTGTCCCTCATAGGCCACTCGATTTTGCTGTTGAGGAACTGCAATGCGATTGACGGAGTATCTAAGGTCCACCCAATTAAGTAATCTCCATCAGGACTTTTCAGTCGTAGGTCAGTGTGTGCGTTACCTCTTTGCACTAAACGTTCTTTTGGTGTACCAAACGAGGCGGGGCGCAAAGTGTCCTTCAGGACTTTCTGAACCTCTCGGGATGTGCGTGCTTCTTCTAACTTCTCATGAAGTTCTTTGAGAATTTTGTCAACTGGATCTTCACTCTTAAAAGTCTCGAAGTCATACTTTTTAACGAAGTCATTCCAAGCTTCTTCGTTCGCGGTCGCTTCTTCGTATGCCTTATTTGCTTCTTCGAGCTGTTTAGGCGAGAATATACCCCTTGTATGCCTTTGCACTACAAATGAGTACGTCTTTGCATCCTCTTGATGAATCATGTAAGGATCCCCAAATTGCGTTTCAGCTAATCTCCGCTGTTCCTCATGTGTCAAAACTTCCTCGAGACGTTGTTCCTCTTCTGTGTCCGGTTCTTGCTTTGTTAGCGGAGAATATCGGCTAAACTTTTTCGGATCGTACCCGAATGCTGCAAGTACGTTTTTTAGTTCCGCTGGAGGCGAACTTTTAGGTTTAAATCCCCGGATTCGTGGGAACGTCCATGAGTACCCGTAGCCTGTGAAGTTACCCTCTTCGTCATTTTTGTCGAATGGTGTGAACTCTGTCGGTGCTACGGTAACGATCATACCGAATTCGGGCTCTTCGTCAAGCGCTATTGCGTATGTCGTAGCGTACTTGTACTCACCAGCTTCCCGGTGCTCGAAACTAGGCATCATGTGCCATTGTGAAGGATCGTCGTCGCCTTCCCAAGTTTGCTTTTCTACGTTCCACCTAAAGTGCAAGTCGCTTGGGGATAGCTTTGATTTGGATTCAATCGGAATTAGCTCGTCACCTGCGCGAATTGCACAGCGGAAAAAGTACGTTTTTGATTCTTCCAATAATTTGGGTAGGCGTCTGTTGGCTTCTTCCACTGTCCAATGTTCGTCGGCGGGACGCGCTTTTGGTGCTTTTCGGAAGCCGATAATGACACAGTCAATTTCAATTACCGTTTTGAATTTCGCAACATCGGGATTAGGTTTTCCGGGAGTATAGACAAAGCTCGCTGCCTTGATCATCGCGCCTTCAGAACCTTCAAGTTCTCGGGCCCAGTTTAGGGCGGCATCTAACTCACCGATGTTGTTCACGATTTTTGACTCAACGACTTTAAATGATTCAGGGAGCTTAAGTGACTCTAACTTTTCAAGACGCTCAGTATACGGTTTTTGAGACAGATCTTCGTTGTTTAGGTAAATCAAGTCGTGAACATTTACTACGACGCGTTTAGCACGTTCGAGGTATTCCTCTGTGGGTTTAGCCACTGCGACCCAAATCATCTCTGGTCTTGGTAACGGTTTTGTCATATCTTTGGCCCACTCTACAAATTCAGTATCAAGGATAAGTGACTCATAAGGTAGTTCTTGTAGCTTTTTAACTAGGTTTGGGAAGAGTTCACTACGATCCCGAAGTTCGTCCTCTGTGTAGATCGCGACCTCGTTTCCCTTCTTATGAACTAACATGCGCAGACCGTCGAACTTTTGTTGCACAACGACAGGTAGCCTCTCCTCGACCCATTCACGCAACTCTTCCTCATCTTCGTGCAAGAAAAAGTCTCCTGCGACGTCATAAGGTTTAAAAGGCCGTAGGGGCTCAATCGACTCCTTATAGAATCTCTCTCTTGTCTCGAATGTATCCACAGTTTCTACTCTTAATGGACGTCGACGCCTTAACACAAGATCATAAACAGGAACATGCGTAAAGCAAGGTCCTTCAGGTGAGTACACCCAATGTAGTGGTTTATCAGTAAGATGTTCAAAGAACCGTGCAAGTTTGAATTCTGCTATAGGATTCTGCACAGAACTACGAACGACAAGGTCAATGTCATTCGGCTCGCATCCTTCACGGTAGACCTCTGGATAGACGCTTGACCCAGTCATTGAGACGTACCCAGGTACAAGGACAATGTCGTCAAGTTGCTCCAGCATGCGTCTTGTTTGAGGACTAAGATCTTTAACCTCCTGTACATCATGTCCTAGTAAGGTACGAAACTGTTCAAGAAGTTCAGGGTTACGCTCAAAAGTCTGTCGGTCCAAAGTGTCCAACCCTGTGACGCGGTGTTTGAGACCTCTTCTAAGCATTTCACTTAGAATATAGAGATGGGCATTGAATACACTTTCATCCCCAGTCTGGTTAGCGTACCACTGGTGAGTCCGTAGATGCAAGTTAAGTAGTTCTTGGTCACTTGCTTGACGCAAAGTTTCAGGTCTAATCTCAGCCAGCGTAAGTTTCTCAGCCCTAACATCTGCCAAGACCTCGCGGGCAAGCGTTCGTTTGATAGCCGGGTCTTCTTGAGACTTATTGCTCAAAAATTTCTTCAGGATGTCTAGGCCTGTCATGATAAATCCCTCCTTTTGTGGTCTTTAAATTGGAATGGTTGTTCTTTTATTATGCGACTTCCCAGTCTGCTTTACGGACAGTAACTCCTTATCAACACGCTCTTTTCCGTACTCTGTGTACAATTCTTTTAGGGCTTGGTCGTAGATGTTACGAAGTTCTAGGTTCAATAAGGAACGCCGAACTAAATAATTTGACGGAATACGCTTGTTGGGGAAGGGCGAGTTGATCGCGAATCGGACTTTGCCAAAATTGGAGCCGAGTAAACGTAACTCACGAACGCCATTTTTATGGGAATCGAGAGTGGTTTCGTATTTAAGGGTACCTAAGCACCCTGCAGCAATCTTTAAGAGTTGAGTATCTTTGTTACTTAGACTCACGTAAACACTGCCATCGGAACCGAGGAAGTGGGACCCCTCTGCAGCGAAGAAGCCGTAGGTAAAGGCTT